GGCCGGCTCGTGCGGAGAAAGTTTGCTTTCCCTTCAGTAGCTCAGTCGTCATTCGAAAGTGGTGGAAGCACTGCGCATCCTGCGCAGAACCACACCCCTTCCGGCATGATCTGGAACGCTGAGTCCTGGACTCGAAGTACCACTTTTCAACAGAAAAGATGGTTCTCTGGCGCGTTCAAGTACCACTTCGAGAGGCCGACTTCGTCGTCCTTCCCGATGGCAGCCGCAGCCCAAAAGGCTCGCGTGTTGCTTGGTCTTGATTTAACGCCAGAGGTAGTCTGGAACTTGACGCCCTGGTCATGGATGGCCGATTGGGTCACGAATGCTGGAGATGTAATGTCCAACATTTCGCGATTCAAACGGGACGGCTTGGTGATGCAGTACGGGTACATAATGGAACAGTCTGACTGGTCCAGTACCTATTCGTTGGCCAATATTCGCTGTTCCCCTTATTGGGGAGCTACAACAGCGAATAGAATAGTGGTCAACCCGTCGACTACTAGTACACGATCGTACAAGCAGCGACAGCCTGCGTCACCCTACGGTTTCGGCCTTACTGGCGAAGATTTCGATATTCGCCAGTGGGCCATCCTAGGTGCTCTAGGAATCTCTAGAGGACCAACCACGATGGATCCGTGAGGATTCATCTTGCCCGCTTCTCGCGGGTGGATCACCACAACCATGAGGCTATGGCAAACCAGTGCTATCCTCAGAGTGAACCGGCTTACCACAAGTAAGTACGACACTCCCAACCGCGAAGCGCGAAGATCTCGCGCCTAGCTTGATGTAGTGAGATTCGCTACATCGTACTGTCAGGAGAATTACTCATGGCTTTCGCCGATCCTCAGACCGTTACAATCAACGCGGTCCCGAACACTCTGCCTCGCATTCCTACTGGCGCCGGTATGGGCCAGTTCCAGAATGCGGACGGAAGTGTCAAGCTGACGGTCTCGCACGCCATTGGCAAGCGAGCTCGTCGCACGGTCCGCCTCGATTACTCGAAGATTGCTGCCGACCCCATCACCGCGGAGAACCAGGAGTTCTCCATGTCCGCTTACGTGGTCATGGATACTCCTCTTCGCGGCTTGACGCCGGCCGAGCAGAAGTACGTCGTGGACGCCCTGACTGGGTGGCTCACGGCTTCTTCGGGGGCAAACGTGACGAAGGTGCTTGGCCAGGAGGCCTAGTTCCTTCAACACGTACGGTCTGAACACTGTGTGAAGCCTGAGCCGGATCGCGAACCTCTGTTAGGAGGCCACGATGAAAAGCCCAGTGGAGGTGCGAAACCTCCTGCTTCTCTGGCAGGTTCTGGCCGATGAGTTGGCCAGAAGATGTTGCACTAGCACCGCTCGTGATTATGTAACTGTCACGAGTCGGACCGAGCACGAGGGGCTATCGTTCCTTACGATAACCTTACCCACCTTTGGTAAAGATCTCCAAAAAGGTCTGGAGAAAGGTGGTGTAGACTCCTCCCTCTTCCAAGGATTCAAGTGGAAGGGGGGTCTCCCGGCATTCATGTCGGGTTTCCTGAGTCGCGTGTTCGATCCTGTTAGCGGACGGTTGCTCGATGAGCCAGACTCTGAGTCTGTGTTCGCCGTGAGACAGCTGACGCTTCTCTTCGGCAAGATTCTCATTCGCACGACTCCCGAGAGGGAGGTTCG